ATTTTAATATTGTTCTTCTGCTATCCTATATAGAGAAATATAAACTTCCACTGATTCCATGCCGATCTAAAAGTGGCGGCTTACATATTTATTTATTTTTGACCGAAGCCATTAGCGCTCAAACTATGCGTGATGCCTTAGCCTCTATACTTTTACCTCTCGAATTAAAAAGAACTACAGAAATTTATCCCAAACAAATTGAATTAGAACCTGATGAACAGGGAAATATGTCAGGAAATTTTATCAATCTTCCTTACTTTAATCATACCAACACTAAACGTTATGCACTAGATAAAAACAATAGTGCTTTATCGCTAGAACAATTTATTAAAATAGCTATAGCTTCCAGGGTTTCCCCAGAAGAACTAGACCAACTCATCATACGCGTTGACACAGAAGTTTTAATGGGAGGAGATCCAGAATTTGAGGATGGTCCACCTTGTTTACAAAGACTTTCTAAAACAAAAATAGGAGATGGAAGAGATCGTTTTATGTATAACTACATGGTCTTTGCCAAGAAAAAATATAAAGAAGACTGGCCTGATAAAGTTAACGAAGCTAATAAATATTTTTCAGTTCCTTGGCCTCTTAAAAAAATTAACGACAAAATAAAATATTGGACTAAAGAAACAGCCAATCATACTTGTAATGATGAAGTCATTTCCAAAGTATGTATGAAACATATTTGTGTTAAAAGAGCTTTTGGAATTAAATCAGATACCACTTCCGCTTTCCCTCTTTTCTCTGGGCTTCAGGTGATCATGAGCACGACTCCTAAACTTCGTTTTACAGTAGAAAAACCAGACGGCAAACCGGTGCAATGCGAAGCCTCTAATCCTGAGATCTTTACAACTCAAAAGAAACTTCTAGATCTAGTTTGGTTACAAGCAGGTTTTTATCCTGATCCTCTATCTCCTAAACAATATCGAGCCTTTTTAAATCTAGTCATGAAAACTGTGACACGGGTCTATCCTGCTACTGGAACCGATATTAAAGATCAACTTTATCAACATCTTTACACCTATTGTATTAATTCCGCTCAAGCTAAACAACGAACAGACATTAGAGGAGGACTGTGTTGGACCGAAGCAGGATATCATCATTTTCTTTTTTCTTCTTTTTTCGAAACGCTTCCCCTTAAATGGAAATTAGATTCTCGAGATACTGGCATTATTATGAAAGAAGAACTCGGAGTCGAAGATGATGTTTCCTATAATATAGACAACAAAACACAAAAAGTTTGGCGTCTTAAACAAATGAAAGTAGATCAAATTGAATTTAAAAAGCCACAAAGAAAGGAATCTAATTACTAATGAATTATAAAGTTATTGGTCCTCCCGGAACGGGAAAAACAAAAACGTTATTAGAAAAAGTAATTGAGTATAAAAATGCAGGGACTCCTCTAGAACGTATTGGTTATTTTGCTTTTACAAGAAAAGCTGCATACGAAGCAAGAGACAGGTTTCTAGAAGCTTTTCCTGAGCTAGAGAAAAAAGATATTAAATATTTTCAAACCCTACACTCCTTAGCTTTTAATTATCTAGGATTAAAAGAAGAAAATGTCATGCAGGAAGAACACTATAAAGCCATAGGAGAGGAATGTGGATTAAGAATTAAATACGCGACCTATGAAAAAAATGAACACAATGGAATCTTTACTTCTAACAGCGAATACTTAACCCTTATTAATTTAGCCGGAGTTAAACGAATTAATGTTTTAGATCAACTAGACCGCAATGAACATCTTGGAAAAATCGAAAGAGATAAACTTCAAATTGTTGAGAAACATATTGAAGATTATAAACAATCATATGGGTTGATTGACTACAATGATATGATTAAAAAATTTACGGCCCAACAACAATCCCCTGCGTTTGAAGTTATTTTTGTTGATGAAGCACAGGATCTTTCCCTTCTTCAATGGGATATGCTGAAACTTCTACAACAAAATAGTAAAGATGTTTATATAGCAGGAGATGATGACCAGGCTATTTTTGGATGGGCAGGTGCTGATGTTCAATCCTTCATTAATTTTGATGCCGTAGAAATTCCTCTTCAACAATCTAAAAGAGTACCCCAAATAATTCAACAAAGAGCTTTAGATCGATTAGATAATATCAAAGTAAGAATACACAAAACTTATCATCCAACTGCAGAAAAAGGAACCATTCAATCTTTCTTTTCTATTGATGCTATCAATATGCTGAAAGGAGATTGGTATATTCTAGCTCGAACCAATGATCTTCTCACTCCTATTATTAGAGATCTAAAAAAACGAGGACTGTATTTTGAAACTAAACAAGGGCGTAGTATTAGTGAATCTCTTTATAAAGATATTCTTAATTGGGAACAATGGAAAAAAGGAAGTAAGCTTACTACAATAGAAGTTCAAAGACTCTTAGAACGTTTTGATAAAAAATTTAAAGAAACTGAAGATAAATTATTTGAGCTCTCTGATTTAAAGACCAAATATAAATTAAATTCACAATTACCGTGGTACGACGCTTTTACAGCTGTGGCACCACATACCAAAACCTATATTCGAGCTATGAGAAGTAATGGCGAAGACCTTCGTCTTAAACCAAGAATTAAAATTCTTACTCTTCATGGCTCGAAAGGAGGAGAAGCTACTAACGTAGTGATTCTTCAAGATCAAACCCGCAACACTATAAAAGGAGCAACGAAAACTGCTATGAAAAGAGATGAAGAACAAAGAGTCTGGTACGTCGGTCTTACCCGATGTAGCAAAAATTTATTTTTAATAAGATGTAGAGATCGAAGTAAGGAGTTTAAAATATGAAAGTATATAAAAAACAAATCGGTGGATCCCACTACAAGGATATGAAAATCCAACCCGCTCAGTTTATAAATGAAAATAATTTGCCTTTTGCCGAAGGGAATGCTATTAAGTATATCTGTCGACACAAGCATAAAGGAGAAGTTCAAGATCTAGAAAAAGCAAAACACTATATTGATATGATTATTGAAAGAGATTACGGTGATCACACACAACCTTTACCTCATGGTTTTACTTTAACGCCATCTAAAGATCCTGACATGACTCCGATGACCGAAGAGGAAGAATATCGTAATGCAGGAATAACCAAAGAGGAGGCACAAAAGAAATGATGCAGTTCCCCTTATTCCAAGCTCAAACAGAATGGGTCAAACCAGAAAAATTTCCTGACTTAACCAACCGTCAAGAAGTTGCTATTGATTTAGAAACTTCAGATCCAGATTTAAAAACAAGAGGCTCAGGATCCGTTATTGGAAATGGCAAAGTTGTTGGTGTCGCTGTCGCCACAGAAGGCTATCAAGGTTACTTTCCTTTTGATCATGAAGGAGGAGGCAACCTTCAAAAAAAGAAGGTAATTCAATGGCTTAGTGATCTTTGTAAATCTTCTTCTCTTAAAATTTTTCACAACGCCATGTATGATGTGTGTTGGATCCGTGCCATGGGAATAGAAATTAAAGGAGACATCGTCGACACCATGACCGCTGCCTCTTTAATTAATGAAAATAGAATGCGTTATGATTTAAATAGTTTAGGTCGAGAGTATATTGGCTATGGAAAAAATGAAGCCGCTTTAATTAATGGGGCCAAAGAATGGGGAGTCGATCCCAAAGCTGAGATGTGGAAATTACCAGCGATGTATGTGGGAGAGTATGCCGAACGAGACGCTGAAGTCACCTATCAGTTATGGAAAAAATTGAAACAAGAATTAAGCAACCAGGATCTAGAATCTATTTTTGAACTTGAATCAGATTTATTTCCCTGCTTAGTTGATATGAAATTTAAGGGCGTCCGAGTAGACGTTGAAAAAGCTCATATATTGAAAAAAAAATTACTTGCAGAAGAAAAAGGATTGCTGCAAGAAATAAAAAAAGAAACACAAATAGATGCTCAAATATGGGCTGCACGATCGATTGCCAAAGTTTTTGAAAAATTAAATTTACCTTTTGATAGAACTGAAAAAACACAAGCACCTTCCTTTACTAAAAATTTTCTTTCTTCTCATAATCATCCTTTAGTTAAGAAGATAGCAAAAGCCAGAGAGATAAACAAGGCACACACAACTTTTATAGATACAATTATTAAACATGAACACAAAGGTAGAATTCACGCAGATATTAATCAAATCAGATCTGATCAAGGAGGTACCGTTACTGGCAGATTTTCTTACTCTAATCCAAATTTACAACAAATTCCCGCACGCAATAAAGACCTTGGGCCAATGATTCGATCCCTATTCATCCCTGAGGATGGTTGTGTGTGGGGATGCTTTGATTATAACCAACAAGAACCAAGATTGGTTGTACATTATGCATCTCTTCAGCAGTTACCTTCGGCCTTCACTGTAGTGGACGCTTATAAAGAAGGTAACGCTGATTTTCATGGCATTGTAGCGGACATGGCACAAATTCCTAGAACACAAGCTAAGACAATTAATTTAGGATTGTTTTATGGAATGGGTAAAGCAAAACTTCAAGCAGAACTTGGAGTGAGTAAAGAAAAAGCTGATGATCTTTTTGCAACCTATCATTCAAGAGTTCCATTCGTGAAACAATTAATGAATGCTGTTTCTCAGCGTGCGCAACAACGCGGACAAATCCGTACGTTGCTAGGTCGTCTTTGTCGATTCCACTTATGGGAACCAAATTATTTTGGAATACACAAAGCTCTTCCTCATGAACAAGCTATACTTGAACACGGGCCTGGTATTAAAAGAGCTTTTACTTACAAATCTTTAAATAAATTAATTCAAGGATCAGCTGCAGATATGACTAAAAAATGTATGCTAGAACTATATAAAGAAGGAATAATCCCCCATATTCAAATTCATGATGAACTAGACATTTCTGTAGAAAATGATAAACAGGCTAAACACATTGTTGAAGTAATGGAATCAGCAGTTGAACTTGCTATACCTAATAAGGTAGACTACGAAGCAGGCAATAACTGGGGTGAAATACATTAGGAGGAAACATGGACACAATAAAACAAATATGGAAAGATCACAGAAAAATTGTGATTGGAGCCGGCGTCGTTGTTGTTATATTAATTATAGCAGCATTTTAATAATCACCATACACTAGGACTTTATGTTGGATGGCTTACTTAAACGTAAACATACCTGCCACGTATGCGCAGGTAAGAAGAGAATATCTATATGACCTTTCCGGACATGTGGGAGAAGCTGAAGACTGTATCATCTTTGGGGTGGCATCGATTACAGGGAAAGCTATACTCTTTCACGCAATTATGGAAAATGGTGCTATCTTCTATCGTTTACCAATCTCTGCCTTCATACAAAGAGACTTTAATGTCAAAGAAGTTCCTAGGATGCGACTTGACGAGTTGGAGCTTTGGAATAGTTTTAGTTACTATCCTAGTATTAGTACTTTTGATATCCTTTTAGGACAATCAGGAAAATATATTGGAAAAAATAAGAAATGGTATACTGGAACCTATCTTTTCACAGTTGACTGGGCTCATCCAGAGGGTAATATAGTCGACACGGATCATTCCGAAATACCGCATGAACATAAATGCGCACACATACTTGCCTTAAAAAATGGCAACTATGCGGCTCAGCCAAACAATAGATTAATATGGAGCATTCCATCTTTCACCGTAAAAGATGAAATACCATATGATTGGAAAACACAAACACATGATTGGACTGTTGAAGATACTACCAAATGGAGAACGGAAGATTCAGACCGATTTTTTTACGGAATTGAGGAAAAAAATGATAAAATGGATTAAATCTTTATGGACAAAAATCTTCCCTAAACCAGAAGTTATAGTTCCAGAAGCAAAACATTGTGGTTCTCATTCAAGATATAAAAAGTCTTGTAAGGAATGTAATGAGGTAAATCATAATGGATAAATGTAAAAATTGTAACTGTGATTGCCATTGTAATAGCGGTGAACACTCAGATCCCAAGGGGGTATGTAGCTGTACGAACTGTCGTTGCAAAGAACCGGAAGGTATGGTAATAGATGACACTAATGAATGTGAAAGTTGTCAATAATGAATAGATTTTTCTTAGTCTTAGCGCTCTTGTTTGCCTTAAGCGCCTGCTCGGTAGGCAAAAAATGTACCTATACACAAGATGGAACTAAAATTTCATCATGGATATGGTTCTATGGTAGTGATAAGCCAATCGATTTAGATAAAAATAATTGCAACTAAGTTTTAAAGTTCCTCTTATTATTTTTATAATGTGCTATCTCCTAGCCAGTTGTTTTGCTAGAACTCTTACTAATGCCGAAGAAAAGAAACTATATCGCACAGCTCCTACGATTCCGACTATTCCGTCAACGAATCAAGCCCAATAAGAAAAAATTTAATCGAAAAAAACTGAAAGCCTTGAAACAACTTAAAGATATGGTAGAGTCATAAAATGGTTAAACCAAGATATATTAATAACGAAATAATTGTCCCGAAGCCAGGACCTAAGCACCTTAAAGATGAATCTTATTTTATAGGACGTGCACCCTACGAAGAAGAAACAACGGACATTGAGGTTGAAGTTGATGACGGCATTAAGCAACCCCATTTAGATAACAGTGTAGTAGAACCATCAGAATGGTCAAATTTATTTAAAGATGAGTAACGTAAATGATAAATTCGGTGAAAATATGTTTGGAGGCATGCGTATACAAACAGAAATAGTTAATGGGGTCTGCCCCACATGTCACCACTCGGGAGTTTTAGTTTCTCTTTTTAAAAAGCATTACCGTTGTGTAACTTGTGGTTCAGATCTCGAACAGAAAGTCAACGGAGTTATTAGCTATATTCCAATGGGAAATCCTAATGCTAAATTAGTGTTAGACGAAGATGGCCCGCAAAAAGCTTAAAAATCTTTTTGGCTATAAACATGTAAAAAAACGTCCGCGAAAAAGACCTGGGCGTCATTCCAAAAATCTCAACAAACGGTCACGGAAAAAGAAATATAGAGGTCAGGGAAAATAATTATCCACCCCACCCATGGGTATCATCATGAACTACGCAATTTGAATCTGGATATAATGGGTTGGGTTTATTCATATTCTTTACATATGTTACAACTAGCAACAGTGCAAGAAAAAACGTTGGTAGCTGCGGTTAATTTGTAAGGTTTTGTAAAGAAATTTTTTACTATTTGTAAAGAGAGTAAATCTCTCTGTCCGAAAGAATTCCAGCAGAGAGATATAGAGAGGTATGAATTACTTATTCGATATCACAATGTTGCCACAATTGTCAATAAGTTTTAATTAATTTACAACTATACTTAGTTCCAACCTTATATTCATTCACATATTTATACCCCATTCGAGACATTAACTTCACAGATTCCATATGCGCAGTACGAGAGCACTCATACCAACTATTAAATGTAGTAGGATATTCCACAGGGGCTATACACGCATTTCCTTGAAGAAAGGAGCACACCCAGATTATTAATACATATTTCATCTTGACAGCTTATTGCTATTTCGGTATATTATCCCACATTATACACAGGAGATTTATGACAGATATAACTAAATATAAAAACGTAACACTTACTAAATTAACATATAGTCACATTCAAACATTGAGTAAAGAAGTATTTGATGTTCCTATAAGTTTATCAAAAACAATTCAGTATTTGGCAGAAAAAGAAATAGAAGAAATAAAACGAATTGAAAAAGAAAAAGAAGAAGCGAAAAAAGCACTAGAAAGCAAAAAGAAAAATTCTCATGGGAAGATCAAATAATAGTTTTACA